TTTCGGCCATTAAAAGGCGGGGAACCCAGCTCTGATGCTATCGGCATTTCACACACTTCACATTGCCTCGCGAGTCTGTTTTGGTGTGCTATGGCTCCTAACATTCCCCATAAATCAAAAAAATCGCTATGCGTCAATCAACTTAGCCCTTGCGAGCCTATCAATTACGCCGTGATAACCCATGTTTTCGAGTTCCTTCAACCCATACCTACAAAGCAAAGCAACATCTCCTGGCTGGCATGGATCATCGTAGCCCTGCGTTCTTGCTGGGATTGACCTATTTAATGGCTTTCCTTGCTGTGCCGCACTTATCTGTTCCCATGTGTAGCCAAAAATCAAGTCGTCCATAACGTTACCTCCTGTTTGTGCAAGCACACCTTATGCTCATTGGCATTTCGTCGTATTCGCTAACGTCCAATGCTGTGTAACATCCCCGTCCTTTACACATAACGCAGTCTTTCTTTGCCATCGGGTTTGGCTTGACAAAATCCACGTCAAAATGGTGGCTTGGTCCGGCAACTTGTCCTGGTTTTGCCTTCCAACAGTCTGGTACTCCAGGAAACAACTTCATGTTTTTTCCTCCTTAATTTAAGAAAAATCGGCTAACCAGTCGTTACACTCGGACTGGCCAAACTGCGGCCAGCCGGTGAACTCAAGCGTTATGCCCCAAGGTATCGCACCGTGATTTCGTACTTCGGCTGGCCGTTGCAGGTCACTATCACCGGCCCTTTGTTCGCCAGCACATGCTCTGCCACCGCGCCGCAAGCTGTGCCGGTCACGTCCTGCTTGCCTTCACCCCAAGTGCGGCCATCTTTCAATACATGCCCGGCAAAAATCCGGTTTGTCAGCGGGCTTGTTCCTACGTGCAGTTGTCGCATTTCGTTATCTCCAAGTTGTTGCCGTTGCATAACACGGCGGTCAACGCGGACGCTCCGCCGATAAGGCCGGCTCCGCGCCGGTTACCTCTACGTTATGGCACATTAACCACCTCTCCATTAATGATACGAGCTCGATCCATCATCGCGACAAACGCCGCCTCCAGTTGCTCGCGGCTCATCTCGTCGACCGGGTCGGGGGCGACCTCACCCCTATTGAGCCCAAACGCCTCGCGCTCCAGCGCCACCAGCCTGGATAGGGCGCCGGACAATTTATCCACGATCCCAGCACGGCTCGACAGGCTGAGCTCCTCGCGGGCCTGGCCAGCGGCATCGAGCTCGCCGAGCATCGATACAACCAGCGCGCGAGCGGTCTCAATGGCGTTACGGTGCGCCAGGATTACAGTCGCCTGGAGCGTAGCATTGGCCTCCACGACGGCTTTCTCGGCCGCTCTGGATACCGCTGTATCCTCAGCGGATACCGCTGCTCTGGATACCAGCTCTCGGGTGCGCTCAGCAATCCTGGCTGAGAGATCGCGCGTCCATCCATCACGCCTGGCGCGCTTGTTGATCGCCCCGTGAGAGATACCGTACTCAGCGCCCAGAACGCGCAGAGATTTTACGCCGGCCCGATAATCGATCTCGATAGCCGGCCAGTTGATGATCCTCTCGTCGTTTTTTGTCATCTCCGAACCGTTTAGCTATGGTTTTGGTAATACCTGGCGGCAATATCGCGCATGGCCGTCTAAACCGGCATTTTGTTTGTGATCACCTTGAGCAACTCACGCACACGCTTCTTGTTCGAAGTCAGTTGCTCATCGGTCCATTCTCGCTTGAGCTGATGTGGCCGCTCTTGGGTGAGTGGGGCAGCTTTGCAAATATCCCTGAACTGGATTGAGTTCGGGCACCGTCCTGGCAAATGCTGTAGAGCATATGCGATCGCTTCAGGTCGATCCGCAAACATGCCCAGCGCCTCTGCCCAGGCAATTTTTGCGTTCTCAACCCCGGGATCGCAGCCATCCACCGCGCCAGTAGCGTACTGCAACCAAAACTCCCGTCCATAAATTCCATGCAGTCTGGTGAAAATCTTCTCAACCCAGGCGGTTGGTAGTGATGTCGTTGCCATCGTCGATTTCCCCCTCAATTGTGATCCCAGTGAAAATCTCTTCGCTAGGTGCCAGGCCGATTGACTTGGCCATCGCCCCGATATTCAGCTGGTGCTGGGTTTTTTTCGCTGCAATCGCTGTGGGCTGAATAACCTCATCGTTCCAGCACTCGTTGTTCAGCCATGTGGCTGGGTTTTTCCGGTAGATTTTATCGGGTGTGCTGAGTCGGTAGAGCTTGGCGGCATCCAGGATGGTTCTCAGTAATTCGTCAGTGAGCTTGATCTTTCTCCAGGATCGTTCAGCAGCAGGGCGTTCGACCTGCTTGTCGTAGGCATTCCAGAACTCATCAAACCCGACGAGCTGCGGCCTCTCCTTGATCCCTTCCTTTGATCCTTGATCCTTGATCCTTGATCCCTTCCTTGATCCTTGATCCCCCGACGACTCTTCGCGAGGATTCGCGAGGATTCGCGAGGATTCATCGAATGCCGGAATTTTGGAGCGGGAAGGCTTGTCAATCTTCTGGTGAATCAACCAGTTGCAGATCTCCAGGTATGTCGACCCAGCGATCTGGTATCGAACGATGCAGCTCTGGGCGTCCAGCTCGGAGAGCCAGCCGTCAATCAGCTTGGGAGCGTCGTCATCGTATGGGTACAGAAGGCTCGCGAGCATTCGCGAATTTCCGCGAAGGCGTCCCTCGTCATCGGCCAGAGTCCATAGTAGGATAAACAGTAGCCTGGCCTCACGGCTGACTTCGCCCATGCTTTCGCTGTGGGGGAATTCGGGCTTGATGGTTCTGATCCTAGCCATAGGTCGCCATCACGCACCTGCCTTGGCCAGCAGCGCCTTGATGTTCTCGGCGTCCTTCTCCTTGGCCTTGAGCGTGCAGGCCACGCATGCCGAGTTGATGGTGTACCGCTCGGTGCCGCTGCAGGTCTTGCAGGGCTTACCTTGGTACTTTCTCTGCCCGTTCTTGGCAGCTTCGATCCTGGGAGAATTCACGTTCACGCTTCTGTGTGGCTGGTGTAATTCCAATTCTAAACCAATCCACACATGGCATGTCAAGTTGTCAAAGATCGGCTTCCTTCACGAACACGCCGTCGATCATCTTGCCCTTGCGATCCTTTATCTCGTCGTAGGCCATGGCAATGCACGCCTCAATGTTGACACCGTGCTGCGCGGCCAGGATGGTCAACACCACGATGGCATCGCCGATGCCGTCCATGACCAGGTCGTTGCGCTTCTTGGCGATGCCGGCGGCCAGCTCGCCGATCTCCTCGATCAGCTTGGTGAACTGCTTGTCGGGCGTCGAGCCATGCACCAGGTTGCGTGCTTCAGCCCACGCACGGATCATGCGGAATGCGTCGTTCATTTTTTCCATTGGGTACCTCAAAACGGAATCGGGTCGTCAAAATCATCAAAACCCTTCCACCAGTGGACGGTTGCTGGCGCTGTTGCGGCGCTGCTGCTGCCGGCTGACCCTCGCCCCGTGGCGGCAGATCGAGCTGATCGACCGTCATGCGTAGTTGGGTTTTTGGCGTGCCGTCAGTGCCTTGGTATTCCAAGAGGCGGAGAGATCCGCTGACCGTAACGCGCTGGCCTTTCTGCAAATATGGTTCCAAGCTGGTGGCGCGCTTGCCCCAGATCGAACACGACACCCACATGGTGCCGGGTTTGTCCTTGGTGCCTGTTTGCACGCCAATGCTAAATCCAAGCACGCTGTCGCCGTTGACGATGCGTAGCTCTGGATCGCGGCCAAGATTGCCGGTGAAGATTGCTAGGTTCACTCTTTTTGCTCCTGAAAAATGCGGACGCGCACAAATCCAAATCCACCAATGTTGTCGGTGTCTACGCGCGCGGCCAGGGTTGTAAATCTTTTATCGTTGATATCAAGCGCATCCGCCAGGCCATCCAGGCCAGATTTCATTCGCGCCACAAGATTGTCCCTATCGTAGCTGCGCTGATCCGGAGTCACGAACACCAATTCAAGAGTGAGCGGTCCGTCTGGAGCTCTGCCAACATTCTGCGAGAGCACAGTAATCATGCAATCTCTTCGGTACCGCTTTTTGGTCTTTGCTACGCGCGCCCAATGCAGGCGCTTGTTGGGCGACAGATCGGATGGTGGCCATGGCAGTTGCAGCTCAATCACTCTTCTCGCGCCCAAAGATCAGATCACGCTCTGTCAGATCCAGCCCCCGCTCCCACGCCAGCTCCAAAATGATCCGTTGCATCGAGGTGGGCACGACGCCGCGTTTTTTCCAGCGCGAGATGGCGGCAGGGTCGCGCCCGATTGCGCGCGCCAATTTTCTGACGCCGCCGAAAAGGCTGATGACGAGATCTGCTTGATTCTGTGTGTTGCTCATTGGTCAATCATGCCACGCTTGCATCCATCCAACAAGCGCAAAAAAGTGCTTGCATTGTTGGCGGTGGTGATTTAAAGTCAACGAAATGGAAACAACCTCGGAGATGAAAAAAATGCTCACCGAAGCACAACTACAGGCCAGAAAAGCGGGTATCGGCGGCAGCGATGTGGCCGCCATCTTGGGGTTATCGCCTTGGCGTTCGCCGCTAGATATCTACCTGGACAAAATCGGCGAAGGAACGCCGCAGGCAGACAGTAAGCACCTCCGCCGAGGCAGCGCGCTGGAGCCGCTGATACTGGCCCGCTTCCAGGAAATCCACGGCAGCCCGGTGGTGAAGTTGCCGATGCTGCAATCCATCGAACACCCGTGGATGCTAGCGAACCTTGATGGTGGCGTGCCGGAATCCGGCGCCATCGTTGAGTGCAAGAAAGCGTTCAGCGACAAAGGCTGGGGCGATTCCGGCAGCGATGATGTGCCACCCTACTACCACACGCAGGTGGCCCACTATTTCGCGGTTGTCCCAACCGCAGAGATTTGCTACATGCCAGTGCTGTTCGGCGATGGCCTGGACTGGGCTCCGAAGCTGGACGCCGAAGGCGAAACGATCTGGACGCCGATCATTGCGGATGATGCCGATTTCCGAATCTACAGGATCTACCGCGATGCCAGCTTTGTGCGCGATGTGATCGCGGCCGAACATGGGTTCTGGCACGGCCACGTACTGGCCCGCGTGCCGCCGCCGCCGGCAAATGCAGAAGATGCACTCAAGCTGTGGCAGCGCGACACGGGCAAAGCCGTGGAAGTGGATCAAGTTCTTGCCGATAAGGTGGAGCGCTATCGCCAACTGAAGGCGCAAGAAAAGGCCACGAAGGAAAGCCTGGATTTCTTGCGCGATGAAATCGCCATCTCTTTCGCCGATTCCGCCACGATCACATTCAATGGCGTGCCGCTGGCTACCTATAAGTCGCAGGAAGCAACTCGGATCGATTCCGACCTGCTGCGCAAGTTGCACCCCGCAATCGCTGCCGAGTGCAGCAAGAAATCCATCAGCCGCGTACTGCGGTTGAAATAACCCGAGGAGACATCAATGAACGAAGTCGCAGAACAAACCGTACCCGCCGCCGCCCTAAATCCGTTTTCGCAAGGCCGCGCCATCGCACCCGTCCAGCCCGGCGCAGCTGCCGATACCGAAGGCCAGCGCGCCATCGCCGAAGTGCAGGCAGCAATCCTGCTGGCGAAGCGCTTCCCTCGCGATCAGGTGGCCGCCACCGATCGCATCTTGCAAGCCTGCTGCCGCCCGTCGCTGGCCGAATCGGCGGTCTACACATACACCCGCGGCGGCCAGGAAGTTACCGGTCCCAGCATCCGCCTGGCCGAAGCCTTGGCGCAGGCGTGGGGCAACCTTCAATTTGGAGTGCGCGAGCTAGCCCAAGGGCATGGCAAGTCCACCGTTGAAGCGTTCGCATGGGACGTGGAAACAAACACGCGCCAGGTGAAGGTGTTCGAAGTGCCGCACTACCGCGACACAAAGAATGGCCGCAAGGCGTTGACCGATTCGAGAGATATTTACGAAATGGTTGCAAACCAGGGCGCCCGCCGCCTGCGCGCCTGCATCCTGGGCGTGATCCCCGGCGATGTGGTGGATGCCGCCGTGGCCCAGTGCGATGCCACGCTGCGCACGAATGTGGATGTTACGCCAGAAGGCATCAAGGCGCTGCTGGAAGCATTCGCCGCGTTCGGCGTGCATCAGGACGCCATCGCCCGCAAGTTGGGGCACAAGGTGGATTCGATGGTACCGGCCGAACTGGTGCGGCTGCGGAAAGTGTATCGCGCGATCAAGGATGGATACACCAGCGTGGAATCTGAGTTCTCGCCGGCAGCTGGTGAACAGTCCCCTGACGCAACGCAGAGCGCTGCCGCGAAGGCTGCCGCTGCCGCTGCCGCGAAGGCTAATCCAGCAACATCACCTCCAGCAACATCACCCAGCAAGCCGCAGCCAGCAGATGCTCCGGTGGATGGCGCCACCAAGGAGAAATTCTAATGGAGAAGAAACTGAAAGTGTCGCACGTGCGCATTCAAAACGTGTTGGGCATCGCCGAATTAGAGTTCGCGCCCGGCGGCTTCACCGAGATATCCGGAGCGAACGGAAGCGGCAAAACTTCGACGATAGAAGCATTGCGCGCTGCACTGCGTGGCGGGCACGATGGGACTCTGCTACGAAAGGGAGAAGACAAGGGAGAAATTGTACTGGTGCTGGACGATGGAACCACAATAAAAAAATCGATCACGGCAGAAGCCACTAACGTTACGATCCTGCGCAATGAGAAGAAGTTGTCGCGGCCAGCCGAAGCGATCAAGGCGCTGCACGATGTGCTTTCGGTCAACCCGGTGGAATTCTTGCGCGCCCCTGAAAAGGCGCGTGTAGATGCGTTGCTCCAGGTGATGCCGATCGAGGTAGATCGCGCGCGCTTGGTGCAGATCGCGGGCGCTGATATCTGCCAGCCTGTTGCCGCGACCGGCATCGATCTGATCGAGACGATCAAAAAGGCCGTGTTCGATCAGCGCACTGGAGTGAACCGCGCCGCGCGCGACAAGGAAGGCGCGATCAATCAGCTGCGCGCCACGCTGCCGGACGAAGTGCCGGACGCGCCGGCCACCGATGCTAGCCTACTGGCGAAGTTAGATCAGATTGATCAGGCGCGCGATGCAGAACTGGCTCGGATCGACATTAAGATGGCCGGGCTCCAGGCAGACTATGACGCCCGCGCGCAGGCCTACCGTGATCGGATTGCGGCGATCCAGCGCGAATTCGATGAGGATACGATCCAGCTCGCCGGAGTGAAAGCGAAGGCAGATAGCGCCCGAGCCGATGCGCGCAGCGAACACGCCCAAGCCCGTGCCGGCGTGCAGGCTCAGCTGACGAACATCGAGGAAGCGCAGAAACAGCACGCCCGTTTCTCCCAGACAAAAGAGAACGTGGCGCGCATGGCAGGCGAACTGGACGGACTGAAGGAGGAAGCCGGCCGATATACCGAAGCACTGGAAGCGCTGGACGCCTACAAGGCCGAACTGCTGGCCAGCCTGCCGATCCCTGGGATGGAAATCACTGAAGGCAGCCTGTATCGATACGGCATTCCGTTTGATCGCCTGAACACCGCGCAGCAGGTGGAAATCGCCATCGAGATAGCGAAGCTGCGCGCCGGCGAACTTGGACTGATCTGCGTGGACGGACTGGAACTGCTGGACGAGAAGCACTACGAAGCGTTCCGCGAACTTGCCGCCGCAAGCGGCCTGCAGCTGATCGTATCCCGCGTCGGCACCGGCGCACTCACTGTTGAAACGGAATAGGAGATGAACATGAACGAAGATCAAAAGCAACCAACTATCTTAGTTGAGCCTGACGCATGGGCAACGAAAACGGAATGCGTTGGCCCCGACTACGGGAAAACTCAGTTTGAATGACCTGTTATGTGACGGGGTGAGCCATGCCATACAAAGACAAAGCGGACAAGGTAGCGAACGGGAAAGCCTACTACGCGGCCAACAAAGAGCGCATAGACGCACGAAACGCCGCGTATAGGGCTTTGCATCTTGACGAGGAACGGCATCGGCAGCTTGCATGGAGAACGGAAAACAGAGCCAGAAGCAACGCAAGAAAGGCGAAGTACAAGGCCGCAAACCCTGACAAGGTGATAGCGCAAGCAAAGAAGGAACGCGACAATCTGACCGATGGATATGTGAGAAAGAAGATAGCGCAGGTGTACGCAATACCTGCGGCGCAGATACCGGAGCCGCTGGTCAACGCGCACCGTGAATTATTGAAACTCAAACGGGAGATTCGGAAATGCAAAACTGTGACGAACTAAGGGCAGAACTGGCCTTGACTTTTGCGAAGCTAAAGGCTGGCGAGATTAAGCCGAGCGAAGCCGCAGAACTGGCGAACATTGCCGGGAAGATGATCGGTAGCGCAAAGGTGCAGGTTGAATACTACGTGTTGCGCAAAGAGTCACCGCGCATCAACTTCTTGGAAGCCTCGCCCTGTCCCGATAGGT